CGAAAAAACTTCTTTCTCTTAAATCTTCTGAACTGTAATAAGTTAGAGTTAGATCTCCATGTTGATGCCTTATTCCTATCTGTCTAGGTTCTCCGTAATCTCTATATTCAGTACTTAAAATATCTCTACCAGGTATTTGAGCATTAGCACAGAATAAATTTAGTGCACTTAATGTACCGTTCATATTAGTTAATACAGCACCTAAAGTTGGTAATTGTAAATCAGTACCAATAATACTATTAGCTGTATCTAAGACATTATTAAGTTGTCCTGCAGCTGCATCTAAAGCATCTAATCCTGGTAAATTTACATTAACTCTCAGAGGCCCTCTAGAGATTAAATTACTTAGAGTTCTATTAGTATTAGTTAACCCTGGTGGTGGGTATATCCTACATAACCATCTATTATCTCTTGCAATCCCTTGCGTAGACAGCCTGGAGGTCATTTCAGCTACATTGGTCATACTTTCCTCTTAGACTCCCGCCATACTTCTTTTTGCGAAGCTTTTACAAAGTTTTCGAAAGGAAGTTGAATTGCAATTTCCCATTCATCTTTAGGTATTGTAACCGGTCTAGTTACTAACTGTTTAGTAAGATATCTTTTTAAGCAAGCTTTAGTTATTGGGTTTCTTTCTAACGCTCCTGCTATTCTAGACAATGAAGTTTTATTATAATCTATTTCTTCTAATAAGGCAACTCTTAATGTAGGAGGTAAATAATGTAGGTTAGCTCCATACCATCCGTTTACATTAGTATCTAACATAATTATTAATGGAAATCTATCAAAATATTTTAACTTGTCTGCATACTTAGGATTATAAACATAAGTCATCATTTTACCAGGTCCAGGTCTCTCTTTTTTTAGATTCTTAGTAACCCTATCATGATTTCTTATTTGACTATCTTTTCTAATACGATTTCTAAACCAATCCATAGATTCTTTAGTTCCTAAAGAAACTTCGGCTTTAGCTGCTAATGCTTTGTATCTATTAAATAGTGTATTAGGCATAAATTATTTATTCAAAATTTTATAATATTTTCAGGAGATATTAATGCAAGATAACAGGGACGTTATAGAAGCCGGCAGAAAGTCATGGAATAAATTGTCTATTCTTATGGATAAAGATCCAGAAGTGTTTAGAGATTATGAAGCTTTCAAAGAATTTTACGAACTACTTGTAAGAAAACTATTCAATGAGGAGAACTCTTTGTAATGCCTTCTTATAATTTTATTAATAAAAAAGGTGAAATAGAAACTCATATGGTAAAATATGTAGAACTTGAACAGTTTAAACTAGATAATCCTGAACTAACGTATACTATTAGTACTCCTTCTTTTGGTAATAGATCAGTTGATAGTGGAAGATTACCTGAAGGTTTTAAAGATCGTATGCGATTATTAAAAGAAAAGAACCCTACCTCAAAGGCAGTAGATCATCTAATATGACAAAAGCCCTATCTAAAGAAGAAAAAGATTTTTTTGAAAAGAAATTAGCAGCGGTAAGAGATAAAGTAGAACTATCTTTCGATGAAAACGAAAATAGTCCTTTTAACTTACCATCACCTAAAGACATATTTGAATACTTGGATAAATTTGTTGTTGGGCAAGACAAAGCTAAGAAGATGCTATCCGTA